GCATCACCTGTACCGCCTGTCGTGATGCTGCCACCATTGATATTGTTCTTGATGGTGTACGTACCGTCTTCGTTCTCTGATACACTCAGCAACTCCGTGAGGTTCTTCCCATCGTAAAAGCCAATTCCCCTGCCCGTCATTACCATACGCGCATTAGAGGTGCTGTCGAAGCAGACGGATACCGTCTTGCCGGAACACAGCTCAACGTTCTTCATTGGTGAAGATGCAACTTCCACATCTGCCGTGCCGTTAAAGATAATGCCATTGATACGTGCGCCAGGAACAAGCTTTCTTGCGAACGGTGCAAAGAAATAAGCGTGCATCAGGTCGATGATGTACTTCATGTTGCTCAGCGTGATAACTTTCTCTGCCATATTTACCCCTCCATCAAAGTAATGTCAGATTTACGTTCGGCTTTAATACGTGCTGCGTCTCAGGTGTAAACTTCATGCGAAGTTCCCAGCTTTTAGCGTCATCCTTGATATACATGGTCGGTGTATACACGGTGATATCCTGATACATATCAGGCTTTTCATCATACGATTTAAGGCTGTATCCTATATTACTAATCTTCTTCCACTTATCAGCACTTTCCACCCCGCCGGGACACTGGTTGATGGTCTGCGCAAGGGCAAGCAGATAGGTATGGCGCAGCTCGACCAGCAAGGCACCATCAAGAAAGCCTTTTACGTCTGGGATATCTACAGGAATAGTTCTTGTTTTCGCACCAATCTCAACACCGTCTTTATTGGAATAAAGCGTATTGTTAGGACGTTGAATATCGCAATAAATATCAAGTGGTAGCGCAAGCGTATTTGTTGTTGGCATGCCATGCGTATTGACATACTCAATCAATGCGTTCTCTATACGTGCCTTTAGGAAAACGCCACAATCGTACTTAACATTGAAAACGACACACAAGATAGAACTCCCGTCCGTAACTTTGTAATTATCGGATGCAACATTATCCGTCTTAGATTCGTCCTGCGCCGAAGACGGTATACGCAAATTTTCCGCTATCGTAATGTTCGTGACGTTGGTATCAGAAAACACCCCATTGATAGTCGTCATATTGCTGTCATGCAGCGCCGCTCTGAGATCCATAGGCCATGGCCACGTAGATGGAAGCGACATGTCTCCTTCGAACATATGCTGGCAGCGCGTCACGCGTGACATGTCAATGGGGCAGACTTCCTTGAGGTTCGGGCAAAGTGAAAATGCGCCATGCCAATCCGTAACGTTTGGAGCCTTTAAGTTTGTTACGGATTCTAGCGAGGTACATCCCTGAAAAATATATGCAGCGGAAACCGCGTTGGAAATGTCAAGCCCATCTACTTTTTTCAATGCCTTGCATCCCTTAAACAGCTCGTCCACGCTTCGAAGCTGAGAAAAATCCATATCGGCAGGAATTTCCGTCATAGTCTTGTACGTATCAGGGAACAGGTCGCACATACGGTACGGCTTCGTTTGGATGATATTGCGTTCTGGAAAAATCTCCGTTTCGCGTTCAAGAAAAGTCTGACTGCTTGGATCATTTTTGAGGAACATGTCCCGCATTTGTTCCAACCCGCGACTGCCTAGATATTTAGCCATACCTCACACCTCCGTCATATAGTGCTCTATTGCCTTTGAGATACTGCCGTACATTTTAGTCAGATACCCGCCATACGGGATGTATGGCATAAGCTCCGTACCATTGGGGATCATGGCTAATATCTTGTCATCGTCCAGTAGTGCTTTCATGCCTTTAGTCCCGTAGTGATATTCCGAGACGGTTTCGTATGTAACGAAATCGGACATAAATCCCATAAACATACAGTCTGCATTGGTCTTCTCGTTTGCTTTTGCGTGTTCGTTGAACAAATCATGGTATTTGGCATACTGCGTCTTAAGCTCTGCAAGCTTGTTCTTCTTGATCTCGTCTATCGTATTGCCATAGATTTTCTTGAGAGACCTCACCCAGCCTTTAACGGCATCCTCCTGCCAATACTCAACAAAAGGAGCCTGATAGTTCGGATAGGTGTTATTAAAATATTCGGCAATGATTGATGTATTCGGTACATGCGCAGAATCCAAGATCGCATACTCACTGTGAACCTGATCCCCCATCATGGCCAGATCATGGAACCTCTTGATTGCCTTTGTCACGCTACGTTTGTCCGACCAAGTAAATTGTGCTTGCGTGTTATCAAACGTATCACTCTGTGTGTCTTCGTGCCATGTTGGCCCATCATGTTCGTCCACATCCGTAAGCACAAGGTTATCGATATCGTCCTTTGTGGCAAGTTGAAAGGATCCGCCGTCACCCGTCTTATAACAATGCGCCTTCAGGTAGGCCAAAAGCTTTGTAAGGCCGTAGTCGTCAGCAAGTTTCTCAGGCATACTTAGCCACCTCCACATAGAACCCATTCAGGACAACAGCGGTAGGAATGCCCAATGTCGTGATCTTTTTCGTCTTGTGTGATACTAGGTCAAGAAGCACGTGGATCTGCAAATTGTCCAGCCGTGCGATCTTCACGCCGCTGTCCTTGAACATCCCTTCAAGCATCGCCACATCCGATATGCTATAGCAATCAATCGGGCAATCCATGCGCTCAGGAAGTGCCGTACAGCCCTGAAACATATACCGCAAGTCTGTTGCACAATGCGTGAAGACCCATTGCACGTACATAAGCGCGGCACAGTCCTTGAAGCAGCTATTGTAATTCGTACCCAAGGAATGCCTGTCAGCAATATAAAACGCATCCGGCAGCTCCTTCATCGTCTTGTACGTGTCCGGGAATTTCGTTGACATATAGTTTGTGAAATCCTGCGTGCCGATATCAAACAGGTTGTCAAACGCGGCATTATCTTCCGGCTCTACGTCATCCGGCGTCATATAGCCAGCGGCCTTTGCCTTGCTGACAAACTCCTTTGCCATGTCAGCAGAAATGATTTTCTTGCTCATGCCAGCCCCTCCTTATGAGAACAAGGCATCTACTTCTGCATTCGTCATGAACGCATCTGCCGAAGAGGTGCTGACCGTCGATGCATTGACGGCATACAAGTTGCCAGCCGACAAGTCGCTTGCCGGTGAAGCCCCTGACGTATAATCTTTCAAGACAAGATACACATCCGTATCGTGGTAGACAAGGCTCCCCTTCTTGTACTCTTTGCCTGTTGCCCACTCGGAAACGCCCGCGCCGTCTTCTTCCCATTTGTTATTTGCCACATCCGTAAGCGTATAGGCTTTCTTCAGGTCGGTACGATAGCACCTCATGCCCACCACGAGGTTATCCGTAGGGAATGCCGTGCCACTGTTGTTCGATAGCAGCGTCTGCACATTATCGTTAATCGTCTGCCGCGAATCCCGCACGAGATCCGTATCCTTGATTTCCTTGTATTTCTGCATGTTCTCCCTCCTCAGTAGCCAACGGCCATCCACGAAATACGTCCCGTAGCAAGCGTGCTGTCCGCCTTGACAAGCTCCACGCCGAAATAGTAGCCGTCCTTATCCTTGTCAATGACCGTGATATTCGGCGTAACAGCACCGTCCTTCGTATTGCCAGCACGCAAGGATACCGTGATCTCAGGCTTCGTGTAGAAGTGCTTCGTCAGACGTATCGTTGTGGCCTTGGCCGTGTCTGTGATGGCACTTTCTCCGCGCTCTACCGTATCGTCGATGTCTACATGGATGACAGCATCGTAGATTGCCGGTTCCGCATTGAGAGAACCGGGAACTACCGTCAGCCTTACCAGTGCTTTCTGGTACTCGTACTCACCGACAAGATAGGGGATGAACGGCTCATAGCCTAATGGCCGATTGACAAGCGCTTCAAAGTCTTTCAGCGTCGTGGCCTCGTTCTTGATGCCTATATCGCTCAGTGCTCCACATAGAATCTTGGGGAACGCATCCCGTAAGTGTGCCGCTTCGGCTATGTTGTCGGTGTAATGATTTGCCAGCATGTCAGCCGCCTTGATCTGTTCTGCCGTCATGCGATGGAACGATGCACGATGTTCCTGCTTGTCAGCCAGCTTAACCGGATCCTTCGCCACATGCAGCAGATAGGCAGGCAACCGCTTATCTTTAATTCCAGCGCTTTCTTTGTACGTTGTGCTGAAATGGCCTCCGTACAAGCACACCGCTTGTACCTGTTCGGCGAGTTTTTGTGCCAGCTCCATAGTTCTTTTATCCGTAACGGATACCGGCTCGATAGCCGTATGTCCTGCCTGATTCCCGTGCCAGTCGTTCAGCGATACCGGTGATTCAGCAAACGGCTTGGTGATACGGTTGCGGAGAAAATCCACATCTGCCGCCATGCCAAAGCCCTTCCACGGTAAATCCGCCGCCATCCATGAAATAGTAGCACCGCCCCACGTAGCGAACCGGACAAAGAGAATTTTCTCCTGCACTGCCTGCGCGAGTTCCGTCTTCCTTGCCTCGCTTACAGATATTGTCGCCGCAAAGGTATGCATAGCACCGCTGGACTTCACCTCCCGGCATGAAACGGGCGCTTCCTTGGTTAGCTTCGTAATTCGGCTTGTCATGGTATCGGCAGGATACGAATAACCATATTTAGGCCATGTTGCATTCGCGTTTTTCCACGTTGATGGTGCATTCTTCCACGCATATGATCCAGTATGAATCGATACATCAATCTCTTCCGTCTCAACCTGCTGGAACGTCGTCTGCCCAAACTGGCTCCACGTCTTCCCTGCATTATTCCATGGGACAGATGCATTGCCCCATGTGTAATATGCACTTACATTGGCAACTGTCCCCATGGTCTCACCTCATCATGCCAGCGTAAACTGGAAGCTGGATTCGTACGTATCGTCCTTGCCTTTGTTGATGACAGCGAACACGACACGATCGAGGAACGTGCCGTTGCTCGCCGCGTTACAGATTCCCGCCTCCGTGATAGCGCCCGTAGCCTCGCCGGGGTTGAACTTCGTCGTAAAGGTAAATACCTTCGTGCCAGCCGTATGGGAGTATGTGGCCGCCTTGCGTGCCAGCTCTGCGGCAAGGCCTGTCTGGTTTGCAGCGGTTTCCGTCGTGCCAGTACCTACTGCCGTAAAGCCCATGCAATCCGGGCGTTTGGCCGCGTTGCCGATCGCATCCGCGATAAAGTCAAAGCCAACATCAAGAATCAGATTGTCCTTGCGTCGTACCTCCACGCTCCCATCCTTGTGCCGAAGAACGCCTGTAAAATGTCCCTTGAGTTTCATCTTTTCCATCGTTATCACCTCAAAATTTCGGATAGAAATACATATGCTTCATTTCGCCTAGCGGATCAGCCGCAACTGCCGCGTGCAAACACTTGTTGTACTGCATAGAGTACACGAACAAGTCCCGCCTGTGCTCGTCCTGGCTAATGGCAAAGGTAAACCAATCGCGCGTACGTATCGAGACGAATTCGTCCGTGCAGAGCGTGACGCCATCGCTGCACCGCAGATAGAAGCGCCTTGTATAGGCGTCATAGCCCAAGACCAGAGAACCGCCGCTATCATTCGTTATGGTAGCCAGCAGATTATCTGCCAGCTCCTCCTTTGCCGCAAGGATGAATGACAGGGAAAACACGGCCTGCATGTTGATGTTGTACGACAGGCGCGTAATGCCATTCAGCGTCAGCCCATCATGCCAGCGGCCAGCACTATATGCATTGGCCTTCTGTGCCTCGGCAGGTGCTACGCCGTTATCGCTCGTCAGCTTGTTATCCAGCTCGATAATATCGCTAAAGCCCTGTTCTACTCCGGTATAGCATGCGATCTCCTGCGTAACCGTCGTACCGCCCAGATCTCCGACCGTGCCGTTCCATATAGTGGCATTGGCCTCGTCGCTGTCCCACTCATAGGTCATGTCATCCCATACGCTGCCGTCGTATGTCTCGCCTATGATGTTGTAGTCGTACCAATTGCGTGCCCGGAACTTCTGCGGCAACTCCACCTTGACGGTATACTCGCCGCGCCACATATCGCGATCTACCTTGAGCTCACCGCCCTCTGCATCGTAGTACATGCCTACCTTGTTCCCGTTGTAGGCCACGGCCTGCTGGTCAAGTTCGATAATGACATTCTTATGCTGGTCAAGCGTATTCGCCAGTACGACATAGGCTGCATCCGCAGAGAAATTGTTATGCTCATCCACGGCCTTAATCAGCATATAGACCGTGCCAACATGCGGGTAGATGTACCTGTGCTTGTTGATTGCCGTCTCAAAAAGCGTCACGGCATTGTTCCAGTCCGGCGTTACGCCCGCCTTGACTACATACCGGACGTTATGAATCGGCAAAGCATCCCAGTAGAAATAGAGCTGTGATCCGTTGCGCTCCACCATGAAGCCCGTCACGTCCGGCAGCTCCACGTACAGCTCAGCCATCTCGCCATCGCCGAACTGGTCATAGTAGGCAACCTCCACCTTCTTGATCGGCGTGTCGTCGGTATACAAGTAGATATTATCCTGCACGGTTGCCTCCAGCCCGCCGTTGATATAGATCTTTGCGCCGAGACAGTCCAGAGGGATAGCCAGGAACGTGATAAGCGTGCCCTGCTGGTCTTTCGTCAATGCAAGATCTGTAGGTGCCGTAGGCCGTGCTTTCGTATAGGCAATATGAGCGGGCGTGCTGGAATCCCCGTTTTTATTGACGGCATACAGGTAAATGTTCCCTGTATATGACAAGGGCAGCTTGTTCGTCGTGTTCTCTATGCCACGGTAAAGCAATCCGGCGGGTGTGCCTATGTTCTTGTTGGATCGTACCTCGTAAAAGGCTAGATGCTCCACATCATAGACATCATCCCACCGTAGCACACCGCCCAGCCTGTCAAAGGACAGGTAAAAGTTCTTTGGCGTGGCTACCTTACCTTGTTCCGCCTTGGCTAGATCATCTGCAGAGAAACCATTGGCTATATTAACCTCCCGCGCCGTCTGGGCCAGGAACTGCCGCAAGAGCGTCATAAGATAGCGGCCATCACCCTTTACGACAGTAGGGAGGTCCGGTGGCTTCAGGATTTTGGCCTTATCGCCCTTATCATTCGCCATACCATCACCCGCCCATGCCTGCCGTGATCATTTGCCGCAATTCGTCATTCAGCGCTTTATCCTGCGTGATGTCGTACTCGTTCTGGTTGAGCGCGAACAGCACCGCCGTCCGAACCGTGAGGTCATTCAGCGGCTCATAGCGGAACGGCATTGGATCCGTGATGTCTGCAATCTGCGGCTTTGTGGCAAAATATCGGAAGTGCATATTGGCAGGTGCATCATCGAAGAACTGCACCACACTCCCGGTCACACGCATGGGATAGTTACCGCACGGTGCCGCACAATCGACTGGCACACTCTCATTGTCATGCAGTAGAATGTCCTTTGTCATCAGCGGAGATTTACCGGCGATCAGCATGTGGCTAAGCTCCTGCGTGGCCGTGTTGAGGAATCCCAGACATTCTTCCGTCGTGTACTCGTCGGAGATGTCATGCCCTGCCGCCTTGATACGGGCGACCGCATCGCTTACCTTCATATCCCATCACCTCACAGATAAAACGGCATCTTCTGCCGCACGCGCTTGTACCGACGCTTGGGGATCGCCTCATCCACGGCAAGGTTTACCGCCTGCGTCATGGCATCGGCGTCACCGTTGTTGAGTACCAGCCGCACCAACTTCACAATCGGCTCGAAGAAGATATCCGGCAGGTCAATGGTATCTTTCTCCACATCCATGACCGGCGAGACGGACATATAGTATGTCATGCGGAACGACTTGCACGGAACAAAAATCCTGCCGCCCGCCACATAGTACGTGCTTGGATTTACGTCGGACAGGTTCGGCGCTGGATGCATCGCGTATAAATCGTCCAGCCGCTGCACCGATATGAGCGAAACAAAGTCATCCGGCAGTTTTGCTCCTCGCTTTTGGTAATCCTCAAACCCTTGCGGCACATAGCCAACCATACCCATATGTGCCTCATTGATTGCCCGAATGGCATCATTTTCCTGATCTTCGTCATACTCACGGATATGGCGCAAGCATTCGGCCTGCTTGTTGGAAAGATCCACATTCAGATAGCGGAGCACCTCGTTGATCGCGCACAGGATATCATAGTCACTGTACTTAACCGCGTTATTGTCTCCCTCTTTCTGCCTCACCGCCCGCAAGACGGCCTGTGCCGCCATAGAAGCGCCCATTATGCACCACTCCAATACTTTGCACTATGCAACACCGCAAACTGCGGATGCGTGGAAAAGAACTTGCGCACGTACTTCTGATACTCGAACTTGTCACCCGCTGCCTGCGCCTTGCGCGCCTCCATCAGCCATGGGTCGAAGTTCCAGTATTCAGGTGGAATAAAGCCCAACGGTACGATATTCTTTCCGCGCCCGCCTGTCTCAGACACCTCTTTAGCCTTCGCGATGGCCTCTGAAACGTCAATGGTATTGCGAACCTTGATTTTACCGCCCTCACCCTCCACAAACTCTTGATGAGTAATCACATTGTCACCACCTTCTATCTGCAATAAAAAAGGACTCCCGCCAGGAAGTCCCGTAATGATGAATCAGGCAGGCAGGTTAATGATCGCGCCGCTTGCCTTCGGCTGCGTGCCCTTAACGCCAAGAGAAGCCTCCAGCACAAACTCCGTGTACGTACCTTTCTTGGCAAGGCCGGTGACCTCATGCGGACGCGTGAAGTACTTGAGTGCCCAGTAGTTCATGTCGAGGAAATCGATGCGCTCATTGCCGTACTGACGATGCACGCGGGCCGTGATGGTACCGAAATCCGAAATATACGTATCCGTGATGTTCGTGACCTCGCGTTCCTTCTGGCCGCGCTGCTTCGTAGCACCGCCCGTGATAACCTTGGTAAACAGGCGCTTATTCGCGGCCGACATAACAGCAATCGTCGGATCGCCGCCGCGCTTGTAGCACATCTCCATGACATCGTTGATATCATCCTCGGCGAACTTGGTTTTGTTCGCATCAACGATGTTGTTCTTGAGTGCGTAGAGCGTGCCCGTGCCGTTGTCTCCCAGCGCCACGACCTTCTCCTTGTCCTCATCTTTCGCCTCAGGGGAAGCCGCTGCGATGGCGTTGTCAAGGCTCGTATAGAGCTCGAACGTCGTCTCGGATTTCTTGTTGATGTAGTATTCGCGGTTTGCCGACAGGCCAGCGGGGAGTTTTGCGCCCTTCGCGGTGCTGAAGTATACGAAATCGCCCGTAGAGAGCCTGTGTGCCTCAGCAGTCGTGACAAGGTTCTTCGTGCTGTCGAACGTAACCTCAATCTTCTCTTCCTGCAGGAAGAACGGAATACCACCAGTCAGAGCAGGAAGGCCGCCGGATTCCAGACGGGAGACAGCACCCGTAGCAATCGCGAATTCCATGTCGCGCGCCATCTGCTTAAAAGCAATCTCTTTCTGACGCGGGAACTCGTCCTGCTGGTTGTACTGCTTAGCCGTCTTGCGCTGTGCATCGGAAACACGGCCCGTGGTCTGGAAGAACTGAACCGTATTCTTGCGGCGCTCCAGCGAACCAACCTTGTTAGAGGAGTAATCCTCCATCTCCAGGTGGGCGTTGCGCGCAGGCGGCTTCAGGTTCTCGGTAAGCCAGTTGAATTCGGTCTGCGTGGCGTCTGCCTCGGTTGGAAGCTCACTCAGGAACATGTTGTGATCCGGGTCGATGTTGGTGATAATCGAGGAGTAATCCTCTTTCTCACCCTCTGCCTCATACGTGACAGACTGCGAATCACTCGTGTTGACTACAGAAGTCTTGTAAGCCATTTTCTTTCACCTCGTAATTTGTAGTTATGAAACCTCTTATGTAAAACTTTGGCCAAAGTTATTACCTTAACGGAAATGCTCGCGGAAGAACCTGCTCCGGTCGAGCGGTGACATCTTGCGCATCTGCGACCAATCTGTCGCCTGTGCTGGTGCCGGTGCCGCCGTCTGGCCGGACTGCTCCACCTGGGGCGGGCGCGTACGTTGCGCAGGCTGCGGCGTCGTCCCTACGCCCGTCTTGCGCGCGTAGAACGCCTCCTTGGTCTTTTTGTAGTAGCTATCCAGTACATCCGCATCTTCCCGCGTAGGCGTCATATTCTGGAAGTGCTGAATAGCACGGACTACCTGCTGTGCATCCTGATAGGGCAGTGACTTATAGTACTCCCCCATCATCGTATCGATGGCCTTGAAATTCGGGTCCTTCCGATACTCGGCATACTTCGGGGCAATTGCCTGTAAAGCGGCCTGTCTCTCCTGTTGGACCATTGCCGCGCGCTGTGCCTGTGCCTGCCGGTTTGCCGCAATGGTATACTGCAAGGCTGCTACATTAGAGCGTACTGCCGTATCGAAGGCCGCCGCCTTGGCCTGCAGCTCCGGATCATCGCTGTACTGAGCATCGTCCAGCTGTTCTTTCGTGATGCCCAGGTCATGCGCTGCCTTCTCCTCAGCAATGCGTTTCATCTCCGCGTACGCCTTGGCATGCTCCTGTGCCTGCTGTGCCTTATTGGCCTCGGCCTGCTCAGGAGTCGGCGCTGGTGCCTGTGCCTGCTGTGCCGCCTGCATCTGTGCGAGACGAGCCTGCTGCTGTGCGTTGATCTGCTGCTGCTGGAATGCTGCAACATAGCCCTGCAGTTCAGCAGGGACGCGGGCAGGGTCAATCTCCTGCCCCATGGCTGCCGCCTTGACTAAATCATCCGCAGTATACGGTGCGGGGCCAGCTTCCTGTTGCGGTGCATCCTCGCTTTTCGGCGTCTCAATATCATCGCCAAATACGAGTGTGCGCTTGCCGGTTTCCTTGTCCAGCTTGATTGCCACATCGGGGCGCTTCGGCTCCTCCGTGGTCTCTGTTGCCGTGCTTGCCGCTTCCTGCGGTGCACTGGCCTCCTGTGTCGCCTCCTGCGGGGCAGGTGCTGCCGCCGCATTGGTGCTACCTTCATTTTCAGGCATTATCCGTTACCTCCTTATGCAGGCGCTCTGCCGCCCGCTTTCCTTCGTCAACTGCTTTGTGCATATCCTTATACAGCTGGTCTACGGCCCTGAGATAGGCCTGCAACTCTGTCAGTTCCTCGGCCGGTGCTGTGCGGATACCATTGAGCACGTTCTGCATCTCTTTCTCGTACCATGCGTGCCCAAACTTGGCCAGATACCCATCAACCGCCTGACCGCGCTCAACCGTATTCTTCAAGCGGATTTTGCGCGTTGCTGCATCTTCCATGCCTATCTACCTCCATACAGAGCACCGCCGCCACCGCTTGTAATATGCTCCACAAGGCGCTGTTGCGTGTCCAGCACGGCCTTATCGTGGAAGCTCTGTGGCGTGGTCGTGATACCGATCTGCTGCAAGGCCTGAATCTGTGCGTCAATCGGCAGTTCACTGAAGCGCGCCGTGAGTTTTGCCAGCGTCCGCGCCTTGGCTTCCTGCTCCTTGACCGACACTTCACGATCCTTGAGCTGCAACTGCGCCTGCTGCATCTGCTGCAGCTGCTGGTTCGCCTGTTCCTGCGCCTGTTGTGCCTGTGCCTGCTGCGCTTGGTACTCCTGCGACTCCGGGTCGACAAGGAATTTCGCCGTCGAGCGGATACCCATCCGCTCCAACAGCTCTTTCGTAACCTTGTACCAACTGGATGCATTTACGATACCTACCTGCTGCAACGTCGGATAAAGCTGCTGGATAAGAATCATGAGGTACTGTATTTCGGATTCCTTCGTGCCAGCGCCTTGCCCGACATTCACAATGAGATCATAGTCGATATTCAGTTGATCCCGCCGCAACACAATGTTCTGGTTGAGCAGTCGCACGATCTGCCCGTCATCCAAAAACTTCTGGCACAGCAGAATGAGGAACTTGACGATAGGCTTCCACGTCGTCTCTGCCAGCATACGCGCTATGAGCTTGATCTTCTTGTCCGCTGCGCCCATGATTGCACTGATGCCCGTGGCCGTCATGTTCAGGCTGTTACTGTCAAGGCCTTGGTTATAGCGCGTACTGCCCGATTGGCTCTCCAGCTCGTTCTGCGCGTACTGGATAAGCTGCATCGCGTTGGGATCCGTCGGGATATTCGGTGGAAACATGACTGCCGCACTCGGATCTCCTTCCGTGCTGACATACTCATCACCGTCCATCAGGGCATCCATGTCCACCTTTTCCATGTCGAGGAACTTCTGCCCTTGGCAATTCTTCGCCGTGCTTACGATGATCTGCCGTACCAGCGCCGTCTTGAGGTCTTGCAGCTGTTCCCACTCGTCAGCAAAGCCCTGCTCGTTGAAGATGGCATATGGCTCATACTCCGGTGAGAAGATGAAGAACGGCGGCATTTCGAACGTGTTCTTTTGAATCTTCAGCGGCGTGTCGCCCACGGCATGCACAATGACATGCTCCAGAATACCGTCGTTGTTGTAGTCTACCTTGAGATACGCCTCATATAGCTCATACTCACGGCTTGCCGTGTCACCATCGTTCAGCTGTGCATTGATATTTGACAGCTCATTATCGTGCTCCGTGTCCAGTACCGTCCACCGCGCGTTGGAACTGCTGGAGGCCAGTGCCTTGTCCACGTTCTTGTATACGCCGTCCTGCTCCTTGCGCTTGAGATAGTCACCTTTGACGATCTTGCGCTGTGCTACGAACTTGGCATCATGCAAGTCTCGCGTCTCATGCGTAAAACGTAGCTCCGACGGGGACATGTTTTCAAGAATCGGGGTGTTCGACTTGACGTTGATCTCATCGAAATTGACAACGAGCAGATCTCCAGCTTCATCGACCCGCTGCAAACCCGTGATCTTGATCTTGCCCGATTGGGACGCCATAGCCAGCTCCTGCAGCATGTTGTAGTCTGCCAGCACCTGCATGGGCTTGCGCTCTTCCTCGCGGTTCCAGTAAATCTTTGTACACCCGAAATTGGTAATGAGACCGTCCTTCGCCAGCGTGCTGATAAACGTAAAGAAGTTATTCTTCTTCGTCACAAAGTAATTGATGACCTCTTGTAGCAGCTTCGCGTTCTCATCGTCCTCCACGTTCTGCCCGATGATGTCCACGGGCGTCTCGTTCGCGCTGAAAACCTCAATCAAGCTTGGGAGAATCCAGTCAATCGTGGTCTTGATATCTTTCGATACCCAGTTGTTCAGCTCCGACAGTGCTGGGAACTTCTTCTTGTACAGCTCCCTGTCCGCATGATATAGCTTCGTGCGGCGGATAATCTTCGGCTCGACTTTGCTCTTGTAGTAGTTATCGGCCGCCTGCTTTCCCGCCTTATACGCCCGCATAATCTTGTCGGTCTCTTCCTGTGAGAGTGTATCAAGCGAGATATCATCGTCGCTATCGTCACCAGATACCATGTCATGCAGGCCGCTTTGATTACTGATTGTCATGCCAATACCCTGCGGAGCATTCTCCGCGCCCTGCTGCGCCGCATCAAACGCGCTGGGGTCGTTCTGATTCGCCATTGTCTCACCTCCTTAAAGTGTTCCCACCTTGTGTATCTTACCAGCGCGCCGAGCCCGCCGGTACTTTGCATTGTGGTTGCCATCGATATGCACCGGGAAAGCAAATGTCAGAGCAAGCGCGTCCGCCATGTTCGGCGACGGCAGACCACGCTTCTTCATATCGTCTTTCGCCTCCAGCTGCAACTTGCCGCGGCGATTGATGAACGCTTCCGGCATGACAAGCTCATTCGCCAGCCCGTCATTGTCGATTGCGCCGCCGTCTTGAAGCCACTTACGCATTTCATCCCACATTTCAGCCCGCTTGTTCGCGTACTCTGCACTGTCTGACTGCTCCGCGAACGACACCAGCCGCCAGTTACCGCGCCCCATATCCTTGCCTACGGAGTAGATACCCGTGCCATAGCCCATATCGATGAACACCGCCGCCGCGCTGTAATCGTCCTGATACCGCGCTATCTTGCGCCCCACGGCCAAATCATTGTCATTCTTCGGCATGGTTTCCAGCACTTTGCTGTAAAGTCCCTGCCGCAAGACGATTGCTAGCATATCGCCGCCCGTCCATGCTGGGTCCACACCGATAATCGCGGGGGCAAACTTGTACTGCGCTTTGTCGAGCTTGCGTCGCTGTGCTGCATCAACGAGCGCCCTGCTGATCAACTGATTATCCGACGCCGAAGGGAACAGCCCGCGCACATGCACCTTGAACCAGTCGCTGTCTTCGCCGTAACTCTCCGCCCATTGGGCAAGCTGCGCTTTGTTCGTGATGCGTACATTACGCGAATCTACTTGCTGAGTATGCCAGTGGCTTCTATCCGCATTGAAACAGTCGAAGAATTTGCCATCCGTACGTGTTGGGTTGCCAAACGCGCACCAAATACTCTCTGTGCTATCGTCCGTGATAGCGCCCTCCGTGACGCGCCATATCTCATCATAGATGGCGGAAGCCTCATCGAAAATGATAAGAATGCGTGATCCTTGGTTATGCAAGCCAGCGAAGGCCTCGGGGTTATCCTTGCTCCACGGTACTGCATCAATACGCCACGTCTTGTCATGCCCTTTCTGTGCTGAGAACAGGCTAGTTGCCGTCAGGTGGAACAAATCCCGCCCGATAAACATGCGATACCATTTCGCCAACTCTGGCCACGTCTTTGTACGTAGCTGTGTATCCGTGTTGGCCGTCACCACGCCGCGCGTATCGGCACACGTGCTAATAGCCCAAAGGATAAGCCACGCAACAACACAAGATTTCCCGACTCCGTTACCGCTAGCCACGGCCTCTTTGACCGCCACGTGATAATCCTTTATGCCAGCGCCTATGTCCTTGAGTAGCTTAGTCTGCCATTCGTCCGGACCATTAAGGCCTTTCAGCTCACCTTCGCCCCACGGGAAAGCACCGATCACGAATTTATACGGCTCATATGCCAGGTCACCGAGGAACTCCGCAATCTGTATCACGTCATTCTTGCTTAGCACTGTCTATCCGCCCCTTTCGCTTGACCAGTACGGCGGCTACGTCAATATCGCCTGTGACCTCCACCTTTTCAGCGGCATACGAGCCGTTAATGCGCAGAATCATATCAGCCGCCTTAAGGCGCACACTCTCATGCGGCGTTTTCCCTTCTGCGTTGGCTTCGCCCCGTGCTATGCGTGAGACAATCTCCATTGCTTCTTTCTCGCCGCAAATCTTCGAGCTATTGATTTTCTGCATTTCAGCATCAATAAACGCCTTAATCGCAGGTTTTCGCAAGTTCTCCGTAGCTATTGACTGATATGTGTTCGCGTCTTTGGCCTTGTAGCCTGCGTCTTTAGCCGCTTTGCCGCCATTCCCGCCGTTGCGTATATACTCACGCGCAAACGCTTCCTGCTTCACGCTAAGGCCTCTGTTCAGCCGTGGCATTGTCTCACCTCCTTACTGTCAGTTATATCTCCACATACCAAAAAGGCGCTACCTCATATGAGATAGTGCCTTTTTTGGTATGCGCCTTTGAAGGCATGCGCTTTTTGATTTTGAGGTTAACTTTTCAATCCATCGTGTGTTTTCCACACATCTACTCTATTATTATAGCACCTTTTTCACGGGATTTTTTCTAAGAATTTTTCAGAACTTTTTTCAGCTCCGCCAGATTCTTAGATTCCATTCACGCATCACGCCGCTAATGTATGGCGTATTGAATGGTAGACGTGTAAGCGAGTCTATCCGTCGTAGCGTTGAGCAGGCGGCCGGAGTGAACATAAATTACATTATGAATGGGAAATAAAAATAGCCCTGCGGATGATGCAGGGCCCTTCTTTACGCCAGCATGGCTTTTGCTTTTTCGATGTCCTCTTTTGCGATTTTTGCGAATTCTTTGATGAGCTCCCATTCCTCTGCAGTCGCCCGCAGGCTGCACATCTTGCGTGCTTTGCTTTCCTCGGGGCTCCGGAGCTTCGGTCGACCGGCACGCCCGGCAGTGCTCCATCCCTGATTACCCCTCATAATAAATCCTCACATTTCTGCCCAGCAATCCGCTGGCACCCAATCATAATTTCTTGCCTCATCCATCGTGTTCGGCTTCATGCCCTGCTCATCCTTCAGCATATACGTATTTCCTTCGTTATCAATGAGCAATCGCCAATCAACAAAAATATCATTGTCTACCTTTACGAGTTTTTCGTTTTCATCTTCGTCGAGGATGTCCATCTCATCTAAGTCAATCATTTTTCTACCTCCTGCCTTTTCGGCTCCCTTTCCTCTTGACACTTATATCATAGCACGTATTTAATTTACTATCAATACGTTTTATTAGTTATTTTGTGTAAAAGAATAAGCCCGCCGAAGCTGGCGAGTAGAAAAAAGGAAATATTCCTGCTGCGTCTCCGCGAGCGTGCGCAGGATAACAACGGCATCGTGCGCCTTGTTCTATCCGGTCTCGTTCGTAGCCTCAGCTTTTACACCATCTCGGAAGATCAATCACATACACGAGCCCTGCCTGGCATGCCGCCGCAACGGCAAATGACAGGAATTCGTTCCGGTTGTAGTACACCATTTTGTCACTCAAGTAGTACATTTTGCCCGTCTCTTCGGCTCCGTATCCGTCGAAGTAAGTCTTCATGACATCCCGCTCGAATGCCGGGCAGTCATTGTAGACCTTCTTGATTACCCGGATCCACGTTTCCGGCCGGTACACGACAAAGCCATCACTAAGCCGCACCGCATGCAGCTCGTCCGCTGCACGTATAGCCGCATTAGCCGTCGGGTCGGATACAAACGCATGGCCGGAGCTCCCGCCCGTATGGTCTCCGTGTGTGTCCTCCCGCGCCTCCTCCACAAGACGCTCGATCTCTTTGATGTTATACAGTACGCGCTTCACCAGCGCATACGCCTTCTTCCTCGTATCTGTCTTCTGCATTGATACCTAAATCCTCTACCAGT